AGCAGACCTGATCTTGGCAACTTAGAGATCAAGTCACAAGACCATCACACCATTGACAACTACAAAGAGACTAATTTTTTAGTCATTAAACCAGACTCTCCCCCAGAGCTGATCCATATCCTTGTGCTTACACACTCCCATTTGAGGTACGAGGTTGTGGGTTGGGTGTTTGCTAAAGAAGGCAAATTAAAACAGTTTGAACGACAAAATCATAACAGGCCAATGTTTTATGGAGTGCCTGTTGAACACTTAAACGACATCAAGGAGCTGCCATGAACATACATTTTTTTTATTGCGTCATCATTGGGATTGTCATCCTTGCTGGTATTGTTTGGGGATGTGCGTATTTGGCATATCTGCACAGCACGTTAGATACGATGTGGTCAGAAATATCAATTGCCAGGTATCAGTTAGAATTAATCTGCATAGAAGTGGAGTGTGTGTTTGACTGATCTTAGAATACTTAGTCTTGGAGCTGGTGTTCAAAGTAGCACAGTAGCATTGATGATGGAAAAAGGTTTGATTGATAAACCTGACGCAGCTATTTTTGCAGATACACATGCTGAGCCAAAATACGTTTATGAGTGGTTGGAGTGGCTGAAAACACAATTGTCTTTTCCTGTGCTAACTACTACTCATGGATCTTTAAAGGCAAAAGTTTTAGATGAAAAAGCCTTTATCAGTATACCAATATTTTCTAAAAATCAGCACACTGGTAAGAAGGGTTTGATGCGTAGGCAATGCACTCGGGAGTACAAGATAACCCCAGTTAATCAAAAAGTAAGAGAACTGTTGGGTTTAGCCAAATACAAAAAAGTAAAACCTGGAACTCAAGTTGAAATGATTATGGGTATTTCTTTAGATGAAGTCAGTCGAATGGCTACTAATCAAGTGAAATATATAAAAAATGTTTATCCATTGATTGATATGAAGATGCGTAGAACTGATTGTATCGAGTGGATGGAAGCTCAAGGTTATCCAAAACCACCACGTTCTGCGTGTACTTTCTGTCCATTTAATAGTGATGAATCTTGGAAAGCCGTGAAATCTGTACCTAGTGAGTGGGAAGAAGTATTAAAAATTGATGAGTCCATAAGAAATAGGAATGGTCAAAACGATGAGGGTGTTCAAAACTTTTTGCATAAATCTTGCAAACCACTAAATGAAGTTGATTTTGATAAACCAGACGATCAAATCAATATGTTTGAAAACGAATGTACTGGTGGTTGTGGTGTATGAATAGTTTAAAACACAGCTGCATAGACGTTGGTAGTGGTTTTTTGTTGGCTATTTTAATTCAGGTGTATGTATTTCCTTTGTTTGGATTATACCCAAGCATAAGTGACACAATTGGCATATCTCTAATATTCACAGTTGTTTCTATTATACGTTCTTGGTTATGGAGATTGGTCTTTGCACAATGAGTAGCTTGGACAAGTTCATCAAAGAAGATCTCAGTAGTAACGCAAAGATTGTGTACCTTTATTTGGAACGCTTCTATGTCAAATACGGCAAGTGTTATCCAAGACACTCAACCATTGCAAAGGATCTAAACTTCTCACGTAGGACTATCATACGCTGTTTAAATGAGCTTAGAGATAAGAAGTTCATAGTGTCAAAGAGGCTGCAATCATCTTGTGCATACAGGCCTAACTACATCATTACGTCAGATGTGTCAGAAAGTGTATATATTAATAAACCTATTATATCTAAACTATCTAAGATATCTAAAGATATATCTAGACATAAAGGCATACAGGGAGATGCTGTTAAAGATATATTAAGGGGGGTAAGTAAACAATCTAATCTACTCTACAAGTCAGCTGTAAAAGAAAGCTCCAAAAAGAATCGTATTCCGAAAAAACAAAGAGACAAGCTCACAACATTTTTAAACAACTTATCATCTGATAAAAAAGCTCAGTTTTGGCGTGAGGTGATGGATGAAACACACGAGAGGAGAGATGATTGGCTAAAACAATTTCCGCAGCTGGGATCGTAGATTTATTTGCAGAAGCCATAGAAACTGACAAAAAACTACCATCTGCTTATCGTAAAGGTGCAAGTGCTATGCAGTTCGACATTGTGCATGACGCATCAGATCATGCTGCTTGGAAGAAACGAGAGCCTAAAATTGTTGCATCTGCTAAACAAATTGCACGATATGAGTTTGTTTTATTCAATATTAATCCGTTGCTAACCCCATTGGATAGAAAACTGATGTGGTCGAGAGCAATGAAAGTACCGTACACACATCTTGCTAAAAAATTAAAGATGCATCGACACACTGTAAAAGAAAAATATTTAGAGACTGTAATCTTCATAAAATATTTAATTGCATACGATAAAAAACTACTAGACATGATCGACAAAATCACATAAAGATTTAATTATCATTAGGTATATTATGCGTAATGATTTTCCTTCTTTGTAAATGACAAGCCATTATGGTTGGTAGACCTTCCAAGAAACAGATCTGCGGTGCTTATGCACGTTCAACTGGACTCCCCTGTCAAGCTAAGGCTTTAGAAAATGGAAGATGTCGTATGCATGGTGGCTTGTCTAAGGGAGCTACGACAGCACAAGGTAAATACAAATCAATATTGAATCTTAAAAATGTTAAAAGAGAAACTATCGAGCATTATCGAAAGATTGCAGAAGGGAGATCCACTCTCGAAGATCTGCAAGGATAAGGATATGCCCTCAGTCACAAGTGTTTACTCGTGGATGAAGGATGATGAAGATATTAAAAAACAAGTCATGGATGCAAGGCAGCTTGGAGCATGGAGTTATCTTGATGAGATGCTTGAGTTGTTACAAACTGATGTTGAACCACAGAAGGTGCAATGGAACAGAGAACGATTGCATCATGCCAGGTGGATGAGCAGTAAGTTATTGTCAGGTACATTTGGTGATAAGATCCAGGCTGATGTCAAGGCAGATACCAAGATGACTATTGCTTGGAGTGCTGAGCCAGTAGCAGAAGTTAAGTGACGATCAGTGACTTTGATCCAAACAATTTAGGTAGTTATGATGAAGCTCCTAAGTTGTTACACTTTCAATGGAATGATAAGGATAGCAATGTTTATCGTTATGTGTTGGTTGATGTGTTCAAGCCTAATCAGATAGATCATAGGACTAAGGTATCAAAGAGACAGTTAGCTTGGGAAGAACAAGAGAGTACAATGAATGAGGATGAAGTGTTACAGAAGTATGGAGTGACTCCCATATAATAGACGTAGGTTTAGCTTTACGCACACGGGTCATGGGGTTCGTAGATTAGATTGCTTCTAATGTGCAAGTGATATGAGGTATGAGCTGCAACAATCCATACCATCCGACTGACTTTTTTAAAATTACTGTTGGGTTTCCTAGCACAATGACAGGACTCTTGGCTTTGTATCGGCAGAAACCCTAGACTTTTGCCCGCTAGAGCCGACTCTTTTTTTGCGGTACTATACTACCCACACCCCGAAAAGCGGTCTGCGGTTAGTAATATATATATTATAGGAAATTAATGGATCCACCCATGGATGAAGATCTAAAAGATTTAATTGCAATGGTGTTTTATGACGATGGCACAAAGAGTGTGTTTATAAACATCACAGGCTTTCGTAATTCTATACACGGTAGAGATGTGTCCGAGCATATATGCAATCAATTAAATATAGACTTAATGGATCTATACGGTGATCAGCCAACATTACACTAATGCAAATAACAATTCCGTACAGCCCACGAAAGCTGCAACAAGAAATACATACACAACTGAGCAAACATAGGTGGGCGGTACTTTCAATCCATCGTAGGGCTGGCAAGAGTGTGATGTGTATCAACGAGCTTATTAAAAGAGCTTTAACCAATGATATGTGGAACCCTAGGTACGCATACATAGCTCCAACTTATAAGCAAGCAAAGAGCATTATATTTGATTATTTAAAACTTTATGCTGGTGTAATACCTGGTACTAAATTTAACGAACAAGAATTAAGCTGCACATTTCCAAACGGCTCTAAGATTGTATTGCTTGGTTCTGAAAACCCAGACAGTCTAAGGGGAAACTATTATGATGGTATCATCTGTGATGAATACGCACAGATCAATCCACGGTTGTTTCCTGAAGTTATCAGACCAGCTCTATCAGATAGAAAAGGTTTTTGTTACTTCGTTGGCACACCCCAAGGAATGTCCAATGACTTTTATTCTAAGTACCAACACGGACTAAAAGATAAAACGTGGTACACAAAAATAGCAAAAGCATCTGAAACAGGCATTGTTGATGAAGATGAATTAGACGCAGCTCTTGAGCTGATGGGTAAGAATAAATACAGACAAGAGTTTGAATGTGATTGGGTAGCAGCATTAGAAGGTGCTATTTACGGTGACGTTATTGAAAAGATAGAAGATCGAAAACAAGTTGGCCGTGTACCTTATGATCCGACCTACCAGGTCAGCACAGCTTGGGATATAGGCATATCAGATAAAACGGTCATTATATTTTTTCAACAAGTAGGCAAAGCCATACACGTTATTGACTACTATGAAAGCAGTAACGAAGGGCTGCCCCACTATATTAATTTAATTAAAAGCAAAGATTACGTTTACAACAACCATTACGGCCCACATGATTTAGAACAACGTGAGTTTACAAATGGAAAATCAAGACGTGAGATTGCATACGAGCTGGGCTTACGATTTAAAATTGTACCTAAGCTCAGCATAGAAGATGGAATACACTATACACAACTGTTGCTTAACCGTTGTTGGATAGATGTCGATAACTGTAAGAAACTGATAGATGCCTTGAGGAACTATCACCGCAAGTTCAATGACACCTTGCAAACCTTTAATTCTAAACCCGTACATGATTGGTCAAGTCATGCAGCAGATAGCATGAGAGTTTTAGCTGTAGGTTTAGAAGAATTACGAGATGACAATCAGATTAAACAACAAACAGCTGACAACAGCTACAACCCATTAGGAATACAATGAGTATATTTAAAGCACCAAAAATGCCACCTCCACCAAAACCTAGAGTTATGCTGACACCATCGGGATCGATGGCAAAAGAAGATCCAAAGGTACAGGAAAAAAGGAGACGTGGCAAAAAAGCAACCATACTGACATCAAACAGTGGATTAACAAACACCGATGATGATTCATACAAACCATCACTACTAGGATAACATTATGTCATTATACGAAAACATTAATAAACGTAAAAAAGCTGGTACATCCAGGTCAAAATCAAAATCAACTATTTCTGCAAAATCTTATGCCAACATGAAGGCTGGGTTTCCAAAGAAAAAAAAGAAAACACTATTAGGATAAGGAGAATACTATGAGTGGAATAATCGGAGGTCGTAAGCCAGCACCAGTTAAAATGACACCAACTGAAGTGCAAACGACTAAAACTCAAGATATAGCACAAGATGTCCAAGCTGCTAAGAAAAAGAAAAAGCCAGGACAATCTTCATTGATTGAAACAACATCAATGGGCTTAGGTGGTGATGCACCAACTTACAAGCCAACCCTATTAAGCTAATATGAAAAACAAAAACGCAGAAATGCTAGTAAACCGTTTTGCTACGTTAAGAACAAATCGGTCAACATGGGAAAGTCATTGGCAAGAAATAGCTGATTACATGTTACCTCGTAAAGCTGACATCACTACACAACGAACTCGTGGTGATAAAAGAACTGAGGTTATATTTGATGGTACGGCTATTCATGCATTAGAACTATTAAGTTCTAGTCTGCACGGTATGTTGACTAATTCAGCAACTCCATGGTTTACATTGGCATATAAAGATGTTGCATTGTCTGAAGATGATGAAGCTAGAGAATGGCTAGACTCAGTCACTGAGGATATGTACGTTGCATTTAACCGTTCTAACTTTCAA